AACAGTTTCAAAGTGGAGATCCTGAAAGGCCTACACAATTTTACGGCAACGACGGGGAATACTTTTAAACTTGCGCTATACGACAACGAAGCAACATTAAGTAAATCAACAACTGCTTTCACACAAACTGATGAAGTAGCAAACTCAGGAACTTATTCTGAAGGTGGCGGGACTTTAACTTCCGTAACTCCAGTCTTATCAAGTGACACTGCTGTTTGTGATTTTACAGACATATCATTTACAAGTGCAACTATTTCTGCACAAGCCGCTGTTATATATAACAGCTCAACTGTATCTGGTTTGACAACAAACGCATCAGTGTGTGTTCTAGATTTTGGCGCTGTAAAAACTTCAACTGCTGGTACGTTTACAATTACGTTTCCTGCTGCTGAGGCAACTGCTGCAATTTTAAGAATAGCATAGGAGATAAACAATGGCCTCTCTCCAAGGATGGGGCCGACAAACCTGGAATTCGGGTGCTTGGGATACCTTCGCACCCGTAGACGCTACAGGTAATGGCCTCTCATCTGCACTAGGATCGCTTACACTTACAGGTGATTGTAATATTACCCTCACGGGGATAGGGACAACTTTATCTGTAGGAACAGCGGTTGGAACAGGTGTTGCAGAGGTTAATGCAACGGGCAATGCTCTAACTTCATCTTTTGGATCTTTAACAGTTACAGGAACTTCTGCAGTAACTGCATCTGGTAACGCATTAACAGCTTCTTTAGGTGATGAATCTGTAGATACCCTATTTCAGTCAGGGTGGAACAGAGGTGTTGCTGGTGATAGCGGTGTATCGCTTGGATGGTCAGATAACCTTTGGGGCACTACACAATCGTCTTATGCTTTAACAGGTAATGTTTTAACATCATCTACAGGGACACCTACACCTCAAGCTAATGCTGATGTCACAGCCACTGGGCTTGGATTAACAGCATCTACTAATACACCAGGCACATCTATATTTGTTACAGGCACACAAGCTACTTCATCAATTGGAACTTTTTCAATAACTGGTGACTCACAGCTAACAGTCGTTGCGGCCTCTGAACCAGAGGTAGATGCACTTGTTGGTCAAGTAACAATTCAAATAGGTAAAACAGCGTTTCCAGTAGGTAACGTAATTACACCAAGTCTTGGAACCGAGGTTGTCACAGGAGATAGTAACGTAACACTTTCTGGTGTAGGTTTAACCTCTTCTCTAGGAGATGAAACACCTACTGGAACAGCGTCGGTTGATGCTACAGGTAATGAATTAACATCTTCAACTGGTGTTGTTGTTGCAACTGCTGGAGCCATAGTTACACCTACTGGCGTTGGTTTAACTTCAGCATTAGGAGAAGAATCACAAGAAACTAGTTACGAAGCACCTAGTGTGTCCGTTACATCCACTATAGGAGCGTTAAATATTACTACAGATGTAAGCTTTACAATAACAGGAGTTTCTGGTACAAGTGCAACTGGCTCTTTACAAGGGACCTTCTGGTCACAAGTAGATGACTCAAACAGCGATATAAGTTGGACGGAAGTTCATAAAGCTGCATAAAAGTTTTGACAAACTTTAAAATAATCATTAAATTTTAAATTAGGAGATTAAATGAGTTCAACATTTTCAACAGGTCTAAGAATAGAGCTACAAACTACTGGAGAAAATTCAGGGACTTGGGGTACTATTACTAACAATAACTTTTCTCAAGTATTTGAGTTTGCTATTGCTGGTGTTTATGCAAAAACTCTCTCTGGCACAGGGCCCACTACTTTAACTAACGCTGACGGACCTCAAACTCAATCAGCTAACGAGGCAAGACAAAACCAAATAATTTTTTCTGGAACAATTTCAACCACACACATAGTACAGTTTCCAACTACACAAAAAACTTACGGTCTTTATAACAACATCGCAGGTGGCGCTGATGTAACTGCAAGATTAGGCGCTACTGGAAACACATTAACAATTACAAATGGAAAATACAGATTAGTTTCTACTGATGGGACTAACTGGTACGATATTTTTACACTCGCTGGTTTAGGTGAGTCATGGATTAAGAAAACAGCAGATTATACAGCATCAGCAGGAGATAATATTTTTGTTGATACTTCAGGTGGAGCAGTAGCAATAACTTTACCAAGCTCGGCAGCTATTGGTGATCAGATAAAATTTATTGATGCAGAGGGAACTTTTGCTACTCATAATTTGACTGTAAATAGAAACAGTCATAAGATACAAGGGACTGAAGCTAATTTAACAGTATCAACTAGTGGTTCTGGCTTTGCGTTGGTGTACAATGACAGTGACAATGGTTGGAGATTAAAGTATAACGATTAATTATGGCTAACTTACAAGATATAGTAAACAGAAGTGAAGTAGGGGCTATTAAGCCTTGGACAAAATCAACAGCTCCAGATGGATATTTATTATGTGATGGTGCAGCAGTCTCAAGAACTGATTTTGCAGATTTATTTGCAGTCGTTGGGACTACTTATGGCGTAGGAAATGGATCAACCACATTCAATGTTCCTAACCTACAGGGTAAAATGCCTCAAGGTTTTGATGGTAATACTTATAACTTAGCAGGTACAGGTGGAGCTAACACAGTCTCTGTTTCGGTTACTAACAACCAAGCTGCAACAAATTCAACAAACCAATCAGTTACCATTACAGGTAGTATTGATAATACCTCTTTGACAACAGCTCAATTAGCAAGTCATGGACATCCTCTTATAACTAGAAACCCTGGCGGTGACATTCCAATGTCTTCAGGTTTTGTAAAATCTTTAATTTCTAGACAAGGTCAAGGTGTTTCTAACCCTGGAAACTTTGGTCCACAAGTAGGTATGTCTGGTAATAACTTACAGTATACAGACGCTGGATCAGGAACTGGACACAATCACTCTCATACTTTGTCTGGAACTTTAACAGGTAATATTACGACTTCTTTAACAGGAGCAGTTACAGCAGCAGGAACAAATTCATTTTCACCTTTTGTGGTGGTTAATTACATAATTAAACATTAGGAGATATAAATGGCTACACAAATTGTAATACATAACGGTGATCAAATTTTATTAGATGACAACTATAGAATAGAGTGGGCAGACAAAGGTAAAAATTGGGTGGACAGTTGGACACCAAATACAATTCATGCTGTCGTTTATAACGACATACCAGGTCCAAATGAAATTCAAAACAAAGATGCATCAACGCAAATGATGACAGGCAATACACCTTTATCAGCTACAACTGATGCAGTTGGATCTACAACTGTAGGTGATTTGTTGACATGGGGCGAAACTAGAAAAGGTCAGATAGAAAGCGCAAAATTAGACTATGGAAACTATTTTGAGAATGCCTTAACTAAATGGATAGATGATGGCAACAATGCTGATGATTTTCATTTAGATAATGCTAGTGCTACAGCTTCTTATATTGATTGGTCAAAGACCTGGAAAGACTACGACGAAAATTATTCTTAACCAATCCAAGTAATTATTGAGTGTCTATCTCCGTTTGTAACGGGCGTTACTGCATGAGGAAAACAAAAATTACTTGGAAATACTAAAACGCTTCCAGCTTTCTTTGTAACAATGTGTTTACCTTCAAAAAAAGAAAAATCTCCACCATCATATTCATCATTTAAAATAAAAGAAATACTTAAAATTTTTGGAAACAAATCGTAATGATCAACATGTGTTTTGTACTCACCTTTTTCTGAGCCTTTGTATATTAAATGAATATAACCAGTATCTTCTATTGATAAACCTGTAGAGAAATATGGAAAACTTTGTGCATATTTTTCTAAAATTTTACCTACAGATTCGTAAATCTTGTTACTGTATTTTTTGTTAAGTCTATTATTATAACAGTTTCTAAACTTAGATTCGAGATCATCTCCAGTTCGTGCTTTTACAAAGTCGTTTATAGAAATATCATTTATAATATCATTGCACGTTTTTTTATCTAAAACTTCTTCATAACACTTAATATAGTCTGTAAGATTTATCATTTGTAACTTTTTTTACTCCAAAAATATTTTTTGTATCTATCAATCCATTCACTATTTAAAAAACTTGAAACTTTACTATGCCTTTTTTCATAATAAAAACCAGACCACATTTTCCATGATTGACGTTTAAATGGTATAACTTGTACCATTGGCTCTCCTTTTTTTATTAAAAATTGTTTGTCTCTTTTATTTAAAATAAATGGAAAGTTAATAACATTAATGTAAGTGTCTGTATCAACGACCCCTGCAATAATATCAAATCTAGTCTCTAATCTATTCATTGGTTTTATAAACAAGCAGCTATAACCTGGTGGTGTAATGACTAACCATTTGTTTATAAATTTTCCTGCGTTCTCACCCGCTGTTTTCCACTCCTTTGGTAGCTGTGCTTTATTATGAAATCCAAAATCGTTTTGTTCTCTATTAGCTGGTGTTACAGAAAAATCATTTTCTACTGGATCAACAACATAGTCTTGATCAAAAGGTATAATGTAGCCCATTGTCAGAGAATCAAGAAAAGGCACACATGTTTTTAGTGTGGGTTCATGCAAATTGTCTTCTCTAAATCTTTTAAGTTTTTTAAATTCGTCAGGTATAAATCTTGTTGCTGGTTGTGGGTGTGGCCAAACATCTTTAAAATTTTCGTTAGTAGCAACAAATTTTATTTTATTTTCAAGCATATTTTCCTACTTCATATTTAAAAGTCGCAACCATTCGCAGCTCTGTGCAAATTCTTGAGGGGTCTCTAGCTAAGTGTGGTATAGAGCCATCAAATAAAACAGCTCGTCCCGCTTTTGGTAAAATAGATGTTATCATTTCATTGTCATGTAAAAACACAGTCTCACCTGCATACGTTACATTCCAAATTTTATTTAAATAAAACATAATAGTAAAAATTTTATTATTTTGATCTGCACCATCATCCCTATGTAAATCATGTATTGTCCCATGTGTGTATCCGCTGGCATAAGCTCTTTTGTACGTGACGAAGTTTTGAAGATTGTTTTGTTTAATAATACTGTCGGCACAATCAAAAAGTATTTTATCTATTTTATTTTTGTTACTTAAAACTATATCCAATTTTCTATTATTTGAATTTGCACCGTAACCATAAAATCGCCATCGTTTTTGATCCCTAAATACTGCATAAAGTAAATCAACTGTTTTATCATCAAACACGTTATCAACAATTTCAAATAGTGGTTTGTTATCTAATTGATTAGCAATTAAAATGTTTTGTATGTCTTGATCTTGCTCTTGCCATAATTTATCTCGTGGCACATTGTTGAATTTGAAAACTAAACTTTCTGCTTTTTCACCAATAATATTTTTAATATCATCTCTTGATACATTTAATTTTTTTGACTCAGTGAATATATCATTACCATAAATGCTGTGAAACATACCAGCTAAGCAAACGTCCTCCTCAAACTTTGAATTGTTTAAGATATTGTAAACATTTACACAATGATTAAAAAAATTCTTATCACCATGTGGTATGTTTTGAGCTCCTAAAGATAATAAATAATTAATTGATCTGTGATATTTATTCATGCGATATAAAATTAAAGGACATTGATCTTCTTATGTCTCCTTTATTTTTTACTTTAAAAGGCATAACAAAATGTTGATGTTTAGCCTCAAAAATATAAAACTCACCTACTTTAGGTTCAAACCAAGTACTATGTTGACCATCGACATCAGTAAAACCTAAAAACCCATCTTTATATTTATGAGGGTCTTTAGCATCATTTATAAATTCAGGAACTTTAAGAAACATTACAGTAGACCAACCAGTGTTATCATGATGAGTATGAGGAGGGTTGTACTCTCCTTCTTGCATGTCATTTATCCAACAGCTTAGTATTTGTAATTTTTTTGGGCCGATAAATAAATTAATTTTTTCTAAGCTTTCTATGTAATCATTCATGCAATCGACTATAGTCGCTGAGATTTTACACTCGGCTATTTTCTGCGTAAATTCTAATTCCGAGTCTAATCTACCAGCTAATCTAGGACCAAAAGAATTTAAACTTTTTTTGTGATCTTCATATCTTTTATTTAAATCTTTTATAAGATCCAAAGATATGTCATATTTTTTTATTATTCTTCCAAATGTATAGCACTGACTTTTCATACTTTCTTGAGAAATTATTACCATGTATTTGTCAAGAAAACAATTTAAAATAATTCTGTTGCAGAACAAAAAAATATGCTTACATTAGGTTCTCACCAAAATTAAAATCACAGGAGATATTATGAGCGAACAAGACTATTTAAAAGCTATTGCTGTCCTTGCTGACAAGGTGAGCAGATACCACGAACGACTACTTGCAATGGAGAGAGACTTTGAAAGACACATGAAAGATGCGTCAAATCATTGTCCAGATGATTGTGATTGTAAAAAATCCTAAGACTTTGGAGTTTGACCTAACATATCTTTTAATGATGGAGCAAATACTTTAACATCTCGTCTGATTTTTTCAGCAGTTGTTGAAGTGTTTGGATCATCTATATCAGCTTGCATAGCCTCTTCTGATTCATATTCTTGACCAGTGTCTGTATTAGTTAATGTAGTTTCTGTTTTAACTTTGTATCTAGGAATTACTCTTCCATCTTCTAAGGTTACTGTTCCTATTTGTTCTGCGGGTTCAATTATCGGCATTTTCTCTCCAATTAATATTAAAACTTAAAATAACCCTATCTTCTTTAGAGTTATTATATTGTACCTCATGTTGTAACCATGATGGGAAAAAAATCAATGAATTTTCTTTAGGTTCCCAAGTTACGCTGTGTGCTAAATGTATAGAAGCTTCTTTTATCTTTGGGGGCGATAACACCTCTGCTTGTGGTTTAGGCTCTAGAAACACTAAATTACCGCTTTTTTGAGGTACTTTTAGGTAGTACACTCCAGATAGATAATTATATGGATGTGTGTGCACATTATTTCTCGATCCTGGCGGATTTATCATACCCCATAAACCTGTCATTTCTGGAACGTATTTATCTTGCACATCCAAATGATTAAAACACTCTTTAGCTTTTAATAATATATCACCCACTGTGCTTTTAAATTCTTCATCTTTGTAAAGCTCGTCGTTACTGTGCCAGCCACCAACATTAGATCTTGGCATACCTTTTTCGTCTTTAGATTTAATCTCATACAGTCTATCTATTAAGTGACCGTGGCCCGTGACCTCTGTCATCATAACAGGTGTAATAAATAGTGATTGTAGTTGCATTTTACTCTCCAAATATTTGTAATGTTAATCTTAATTCAGGTGATGTAGGAGAAATAGGTGTAACTGTGTGGTACTGTTTAGTGTCATTTAAAACTAAATTATTGTGCTCAGGTAAAAAAGCATTCCATTTTTCTTTTTCATCTTTCCAAATAAACCAACCACCATAGTTAGGATGCCAATTTGAATTTAAATATAGCGTAGACGCAAATTTATAGCTTGCATCATCGTGTAACGCTATGCCCGATCCTAAATCCCAAATGTGCATGTTAATAAATATTTTTTCAGTATTAGGAACAAAAGTTTTTACATCTTCAACTACCTTATTTTTACACGCTTCTGATACAGGTTTTGTTAAAACAGCTCCTGAATTATTTGACGTCAATGTGTTTTGCCAAACAAGTCTACTAGAATTCCATACAGCTTTTTTCATATTGTTATTTAATTCACTGTTAACAATAATAAGAGTTTCCTCTTTTAATACATTTTCAAAAAATTTCATTCTTGATCCTTTCTAAAGTTGACCTTTTGTAACCTCCATAAAGCTTACAATTAAGTGAACTTGGTTTGCAGCATTAGCTTGTGCTTTTAAAACATCAGACTCTTGTAATACAAGAGGTTGTGATAATAATTCTGTGGTAGTGTTCGTTGCAACACTTTTAGCTTTAAATAATTCAAAAGTAGCAGAGGATCTTACCACCTCTAAATCAACTAATGTCGTGCTTCCAGAATCATTACAAATTAAAATAGATTTAACAATGTCAGTTGTTGGTGGTACAGGTGGTGTTGCACCTGGATTGGCTGTAGGCACTGTTAATATAGTTGTAAGATCTGTTGATGTAATATCAACCATTACGCTTTTAAATGTATTAGCCAAGGAAAAATGTCTCCGATTCTGTTTCTTCTCTTATATCTTGTTGAAAGTTTGTATTAAGTAAAAAAACTATCTGTTCTAATAATCTTATCATTTGATCAAACTGACCAGCATCATACTCATCTGTAGCATTTGGTAATCTAGTTATGTTTATTTTAGCCATTATCTTCTACCGTCTGGTCTTATTTCTAGTTTTTGTGAACCAAGTCTCCAAGGTGTATCATCTACTGTGTTAGTTGTATACCGTATTTTTACTGCTCTACCTCTACCTCTTACGCTTATTTTTTCTGTTGTGCTAGTTATAGTGCCGCTTGTTTGCACGTTAGATGCTGATTGAGGATATTGTTCTAACGTCAGCCTTGCAGTCATAGTATTTGCTAAGTTATCAAAATCAGGCACAAGTTTGTTTACAGACATTAACTGATCACCATCAGCTATTTCAACAGAACCCGTTTCTAAAAAGGCTGTAATCGCAGTGCCATCTGCTTGATTATTACCAGACTCATGTTCAAATATAGATGACGCACCAGCAGTTAAACCAAGTATAGTTGTAGCATTTGCAGTTGCAGATGAACTATATTCTGTGGCTATTGGTTTTTCATAAACATAAGCACCAAGCCACGTAGTTCTGGCAAGATTTATTGTATACCAAGTGCCTTCTAAATAATTGTAAGCAACAGCTCTATCAATTTGTGTGGCGTTTGCAGAGGGGTAGTACCAGATTATTTCATTAAAAGCTGTGTTTAAACCAACGGCAATGTCATTTTTGTTTGTGTAACTTAAATCATCAAATACATAATCTTGAACGGAGCAAGGCATTTTTTTAACAACCCCGTCAAAAAGGTAAAATGCGTTGTCTGACATCCAGTAAGCAACTCCGTTTACCTCTATAGCAGCATGTTGAGCTATCAAACCAGCGTTCGCGCCAAGCTGTCTTAAACCAAATGTAAACGGTGTTCCAACGAACTGGATACCGTGTAATGATGTATCTGTCCAAACTAGTATTTGACCAGTTGATTTCACAGCACCAACAATTCTAGACCCATCTGTTATTCTTAAAGATCCTGCTTCGTTTGTAGCAACAGGAGTGTAGTCTGTTGCGTCTTCTCTATCTGAGAATCTAAATAATAAATCGTCTTGTGTAGCGGTATTGCCGATTGTTGTCTCTGTGCCAAATATTAATAAATGTCTTGTATCTGTTGAAACTATACTAAATCTAGATGCTGTTGGAGCATTTGATAAAGCCGTAGCTCTAGCAGCTAAACCTCCTGATGTATCCCAAATAAAAGTACCACCATCCAATACAGTTGCTATTAAGTCTTCACCAAAATTATCTAAAGACCAGTTTCTACCTGCTACTACCACATTAGAAGAGGATCTAGGTTCATCCCATGTACTGGCACCCCAAGTTTCTGTGCCCCAACCATAACCATAAGTTGACGAAGTAGGACCAGGATTAATTTGATAACTTGCATTTGTTGATCCGCCTCCAGCTGCTGTGGTACCAGATGCATTTGTGCCAGCGTTTACTGTGTAAGTATTAGCTGTTGGAACAGTTAAAACTTCAAACTCACTATTAAAATCTATACCATCAACTACGTTTGTAGCTGAACCATTGTCAAAAGTTACGAAAGCACCAACCTCAGCTTGATGTGCATTATCAGTAACTGTGACTGTTGCAGACCCGCTCGATGTAGCAAAAGGGTTTGTAAGACTTGCAGTTCTTCTTATGGGTGTGATATCATAAACCTTACCCTCAGAAAAAATGTACAATTTTCTATCTGTCCCTAGGCCTAAATATCTCGTGCCATCTAATCCTATCCAAGAGTGTGTATCTCTAACAACACCCACCACTGTTACATTTGGGTTTGGTAAGTTAGTCCAGCCACCCCATCTTTCAGGTTTACCATAGTGAAATCTAACAAAATCAGAGTCCACATATTTACGCTGATCACCAGCAGAATAGGCGGTATCTTGTTTGTCAATACCAGGTTGAAATTTAAGATCTACTAGTTGCATAAAATGGTTGTATCAAAATTGACCGATTAATGCAATACGAGGTATGCCATCTTTAGAATTCCATGTTAAAGGAGAGTGCCAAACGCCTGTGGGAAACAAAATAGCTCTGTTTTTAAAGAAACCGACATGAGTGTTCAAAACCCACTGATCGCCTTGTTTTACGTAAAATCCTGTCCCTTTATTAATATCAACACTTCCATCGATGTAAATTAGTATTTGGCTGTGAGTTTTGCCTCTCTCTTTACCGTAAGCTTCATCGCTGTGTACATAAGGTTCACTGGTTTGAGATTGTAGAGTATAACTAAGTAATTTAAATTGATTTATTCGAAACAAAGTTTTTGAATTAATTAAATTTATTAAAATACCTGTTATCTCATCCTCTGGATGAACAATATTACTAATCCAAAGATGGTCTCCCTCTCTTTTTGAGTCATAAAGATCTGAGCTGCTCCAATTCATATTAGGAATCGATTCTAATATTTTTTTGTAAATGTTCTCTGGAAAGAAATTATCTATTATATGAATATTAAAAGCTGATGATTTCATTTTTTAAATCTGTCCAATATTGTATGCTGAATCTTTGTTGTGGAAACGGAACATCTTTGCCACTTTTAGATTTTATCGGGGTTATTGCATGATGAATATATGTTGGAAAAACAACCATGATGTTGTTTTGATTTGGGATTTCTATAATTCTACCCTCATCCATAAATAACATGTCACCACCATAAAGTTCGTTGCTTTCATTTAAAATTAAATTAAATGTAAAAAATTCTGAATCTCGATGCCAATTGTAATACCCACCATTGTTGTAAGATATTACATGTATTTTATGTGTTTTTTTCTTTTGTTCTAATAACTTAAACACGTTTGACCTACCGTAATTGTTAACAAAGGTAGTAAATCCTTGATGATAAAACCATTCATTTAGTTCTAATATCGATTCATTGTTTGTAGGAGCTTTACCATCTCTTATTTCATCTTCTGTTATCCAGTAGTCTAAACCTCCACATTTACTATTAAATAAATTTACATCGTTAAGTGTCCAACTGGATATTCCAAAGTTTACTCTGTTGTTGATTAAATCTATCTTTATTTTTTGTAACATAGTATCTGGCAAAAAATTTTTGCAAATAATTATGTTATCAGATACATATTCGTAATTCATTTTGCTCCTTTGAATTGCGTAAACACGTTCCCTCTAAATGCATAATTACCATAATGAGTCATACCACTCATAATATCTGCGTAAATTTTGCCGCCCATATTTTGCCATAAGCGACAGAAAGCATAGTCCTCTGAAAGATACCTTTTAGTTTGTGGCTCAATCATGGTGTCAAAAAAAGTGTAATTCCAATTAGAAGTTTTATGATATTCAAACTCCTTGTCATGCGATTGATTAATATGTTGATCAGGGACAAATTTAAGTTCTGGATAAACCTCTGCCATTCTTATGAATACATCTCTTTTAATCAACATAAAACCAGTTGGACCATCCATAACCTCTATGAACCCTTTTTCTAACAAAATATTTTGAGGATCTTTTACGTTTAAATTATATTGTAATGATGCTGCAAGTAACTCATCTTCAGACATGTCTGGGTTTTCTTTTAATCTTTTTTTAACTTTTATCCAATCTATGGTTTTTCTAGGATAAATACCTGTTACTACATCTTTGTCATAATCAAGCATTCTTAAAACTGCCTCTGGATTAAAAGCTAAATCAGAGTCTATGAATAATAAATGAGTATAGTCACCATCCATGAATAATTGCACTAAAGTATTACGAGCCCTAGTAATTAATGATTCATTGCCAATAGTCCCAAATTGTAATTCTATTTTTTTCGATGCAGCCAAAGCTACTAGCTGCATGCAACTTTTAAAATAGTCAGCAGTTATCATGCCTCCATAACATGGTGTGCCTATAAATATTTTTTTCATTCAAAAAAACCAATCGATATTACAGCTCTTGGAGTATTAGAAAAAGATCTATGTCTTACACCTTTTGGAATATATAATAAATCACCTTTTGTAATCTGATAATCTATTGCATCAGGTATAATTCTATAAGTGGTCTTACCGTATGAGCCTAAAAGAAAGACATCTTCTCTATCTACGTGAGATGATCCAGTATTAGCAACTAATGAAAAAAATATATCTACCCCATTTTCATCATGATCTTTGTATTTAAATGTTTTTTGTAAAAAATCTTGAATGACAGCAGCCTCAGAATCAAAATAATTTATTTTTCTAATTTGTAAAATTTGTTTATAAAATTCTTCATGTTCAGCAAGACTAAAAACTTTTAAACTGTAATCATCTATAAAAGTTGTTAATTTATTCATGTCATATAGTTCATTAGTTATAAAATTTTTAATAAAAGTTATTTTTTTACTAGATATGTTTTTATGATTGTTGCTATTTAAAATCATTTTGTTGCGTAAGGATCCCAATTTTGTGGATATACTCCTTGAAAATTTGTAGCTAAAGTAATTCTAGTTACATCACTTGTGTTTGCTGAAACAGAATGATACTGACATCCTGTAAAAAAAATTACAGTTCCCTCTTTAGGTTTTACTAATTTAGTATTTGAATCCTCTTTTTCTTTACGTAATCTAAACCTGTCGTCTCTATGAAAAAAGAATTCACTAGGGGAGTCCGCTGATTTTACGTAATAAACAGCTGACAATAAACAATGATGTATGTGTGAATAAGCAAATTGATTTTTTTCATACCAATTTATCCAGCCCTCTAAAGGTTTCAAATCAGGAGCTTCCCAACCGTCTTGTTTTATGGATTGTTGAATGGTAGAAGAAATTATTTCTATAATATTCATGACTGCAGGGTACCTATAATGAGAGTCCCAAGCTGTTTTATGCGCTTGCACGGGTTTATCCTCTAAGTTTTCAGTGCTAAAATTGTGCATTGATTTGTTTTTTTCAATCAATATTATATTCTCTATTTCTTTTTTCCAATGATCATGATCTGGCATCATGAAAGACCAAACATAATCAGTAAAAACTTCTTGTTTATCTACACTAACGTGTTGCATATTCTACTTTTAAATACTCTATTTTTCTAACCCAACCTCTAGGTATTGCAATTGCTCCTCCACCATGATTATCATCTTTATCAAGACACCAAGATCTCATTATAATAATTTTATCGTCATTATTAACCATCATGTAACCTACTTCTTGGCACACGGCCAACGGAGCATCAAATATTTCTTTAATAGGAAGCCATCCTGTTTCTGTATCCTTTGCATCTAACCAAGTTATACGTACCATCGGATATTTATTTATATCAATGTTTTCCATGCAATAGTATGCCTAAGTTGATTTGTTAAATTTTGATCTGCTCTGTGATGCAGCTTTGCATCAAATACCACTAGTCTGTTTGTTTTGTAAGATACTGTAGGACCGTCTTTAAATTGTAAATTGCCTAACTTTTCAATATTCTCTGATTCATCAGGAAAAAATAAATATGTGTGATCACCATCATCTTGGTGAAAGTTACCACCTATTTGTGGAGGATAACAATTAACATAACTACGAATTACTTTATGATTAAAATTTAATTTATCATTAAATATTTCAAATAAAATTTGATGAGTAGAGTGCCCACTTGTTTCAGAGTTAAAAAATACATTACCGTCACCAACAACAGATTCATGTTTAGTATATTGCATCCAACGTAGTTCTTCTTGAACTAGTCTTAACAAGTCTTCACTTATAATATTGTCTAAAGTTTTAACAAACATTGGCATTAAAACTTAAACTTACTCTTGGTGTATCTGAATAGCTTCTTGTTACATAGTGTGAACAATTTGCATCAAATAAAACTAATTTATTTATCTTAGGTTTAATCCTAATTGGTTGGTCGTTTAAATATTCAGATATTTTATTATTAACAGCGTAATCTGTGCTATGTAAACACAGATCACCAGAATTGTCTGGAGTTTGTAAATAAAATACACCTGATAAATCTCCTTGATGTCTATGGGGCCAGTTAATATCATGCTTGTAATTTATGTTTGCCCAAAAATAGTCTATCTTCACTGTTTTAAATTTAAAATTTTTTAACTGCTTACAGAATTCATTACATTTTACTGTTAAGTTTTGTAAAAAAGGTATGAATACTCCGTTATGTGGCAAACCACTACTTTGCCAACCAAATTCTGTATTAGAAAATGCAACACCATCTTTTTCACCACGTCTCATTAATTCAACCATGCCAATTAATTGTGATAAATATTTATCGTTAAGTTGCATGTCTGTTTCAGCATACACATTTCTTGGTAATTCCTTAACTTTCATTATTTTTTTTCATCTGTAGAGAAAGTTGCTTCTTCAGGTACTAATCTTAAATTAAATGATACTGATCTCCTTTCTTCGTCTGGGGTTCTAAAAGGATAAACCATGTGAGTTAACCAAGAGGGGAACATAAATATATCTCCTACTTCTGGTGGATGTTGCAGTTTATGTCCGCTAAATGTTTTTGGATCACCACACATAAAAACAATATCTCCAACGCTAGGATAATGATCCTCGGCTGCTCTTTCTTTTTTAATACTGTCTGGCATCTTAATATAGAAAACACCTGATAAATCACCATCGTGCATGTGTGCAGGATTAAAGTCTCCAGCCCACTGGCTCACGGCCCACATAGATTCAATGACCATTTTTTGAACTTTCTTTGCTTCTAAAGTTTCACTTGCAGGTGGTATGCTTAAATATTGTTTTACCATCTCACCAATTAAAAAAACTAATTGTTGTCCTTCTTTGTCAATCCATTCTGGTGGCAAACGCACTTCTTGTTTAACATTACCAGCTAAATTAGGAGACCAATCCCACTGCT